CTTTTTTAACTTCTCTTAATCTTAGTACTTCTTTTGTTGGAAACTCACTAGGCAACACTCCTTTGGATGCTGTCTTTATCTTTTCATCTACACAAATCAATGCGTTATATTTATGAACATAATCCCAATCATAAAATATTTGGTCTTTTGATTTTTCTTTAAACCTATCAACTAACTCTTTTGCTTTTTCTTTTGGTGTCATAATTAATAAGGTATTGATAATTCGTTATCCCATAGTTGTTTAGAGGTAACTGCACCATACTTTTTAACTAAGTCACTAAAATCTTTACATTCTCTTTTAGTTTGGATTTGAATATGATAAAAATTAAATTCTTGTGCTAATTTTTTACTATAAATTTCACCCCAATTCTTTTCTTTATCAAAATCATTATCATATAATATATATATGTCTTCAAATCTTCTATGTAATTCTTCTATTACATTCTTTTTAGGAAGTACTGATTCAGATTGTAATGCTACAGTAGGAAGCTTTAAAACCTCACTAATAGACATCACATCTTTAAGTGATTTAGTAATAATTAAAGTTTCTCCTTTAGCAGGTAGTTGTGTCCAACCTTGCCATACAGAGTCATTATGATTATTAATCCACTTATAAGTATCATTGAAAGGTTGATAAATTTTATAAGTCTCTACACCATCTTTATACTCAATAAAAGCATAAGCATACTTATCTGTTTTTATAATGTTTCCATTAATAAAATAGTATTCAATTGGTGTTACATTATATTTTATAAGAGATTCTTTTGTTACTCCAAAGGAGAGCCAGAACTCTATATCGTATAATTGTGATTTTCTTCTTCTAATGTCAATTTTTCTAAATTCAGATAATCTTTTAACTGAACTCATTCTATCTACTTGTATCTTTTCATTGTGGGTTTTAGGTATATTTAATGGAACAAAATCAAATTCGTCTTCTAAACCAAAATCTTGTACCACTTTAACTAATGCCTCATTGAAATTTAATCCAAATAATTCTTTTACAAAATCTAAACAATCTCCAGATCCTTTTACAAAATCTTTCCAGCAAACTTCACCAGAAATACCTATAAAAAAACCAAAAGAAGGCTTCTTATCTTCTCTAAAAGGGGAGGATATTGCAGATTGAATACCTACTTCTCTTCCTAAATAGAAATTATATATCTCAACATCACATACTTGTGTTAATAGATTAGGTTTTGTTAATGGTTTTTTATTAAGATTCATTTTAAAGTATTTAGATGGTATTATTTTTTCCATTTTTAAATTTATTTATTGTTATCATTTTACCACCATTTAAATTGAAACCACCATTTTTGTTCTTGAGCATTATATAAAGAATCTAATTCATCTTCTAAGTCTTTTGCTTCTTTTATAACTTGTAGAAATTCAGGTGTACTTCTTAAAATTACTTTACAAACCATTTCATAGGTTTCTTTTTCTATGTAATGCAATGATTGTTGCGCAGTTCTTTCTCGATGAAATATAACTCTATGTATTTCATCACTAAAATTATTTAATGTATGTTCAATGTTTTCAATTTTAATTCTATTATCAGCTAATTGACAATTCTTTTCTTTCTTATGAAAGACTCCATTCATGTCTACAAATCCACATGTTTTTTTCATTGTTTTTAAAGTTAAAATAAGGGGACCGAAGTCCCCCTATAATTAATTATTAAATCCAGCTTTCTGATGTAGTAGAATCTGTACCTTCTGCTTTAGGTGCATCAGGGTCAACTCTATGCATAAGATCTTGTGGTTTAACACGTAATCTTGATGGTGTAGAATCTACAGGCTCTATGAAATCAAAGTATCTTACACCTAAGTAACCTTTTTTGTTAGGACGTGATAACGTACCATAAGTTACAAAGACATTAAATCTTTTATCTGCTGTATTTTTAGATATTAAATCAAACAATACATCATATGCTTGTTTAGATGTTTCTACTGCTGGGAAAGCATAATCAGTTCCCATTACTGCTCGGGCTAAATGTAATACTCTAGAAACCTCTTGAGTTTCTCTAGTTTTCTGTCTATCAGGAGCATCTTGTGGATTAGGTGTGAAATAATAAAATCCTTGGTTAATAGAACCAATTTCATCTGAAAATATTACCTTATAATCAGGTCTATTCCCAGGATCTGTTGGTTCCTTTTTTTCTATTACCATTCCTACGTTCTTAACCGCACCAGCTTCTCCATTATTAAATATAGCTACACTAGTTTGCTTAAATTCTTTTCCGTTTAAATCAATCATCATCTTCTTTCTTCTATTTATTATTTATTTATAAAAACTTGAGACCAGTCTATTTTAATGTTTCCTGTCTCATCAGAAACTGCTACTACTAATTTCTTATCCTTTAAGTGTTTACTTCTAGATCCAATTATAAAGTTTTGAGAGGGCTTGAAATCAATAATAGTTTCATTGTCTTCTCTGTAAACATATCCAATTGTATCTACCGCAGCACATAAAATAGAAGAGGATTTTCCTGTTAAATCTAAGCTTCGCTCAGTTATCAGTTCTCCTTTAGTTTCAATATCTTTATCTTTAGTGTGTCCTAAAATTATAAGAGTATCGCAAATCTCTTCTAATTCGTTTAATACCATTGATAAAGCGGTTCTGGTATATCTATATCCAGCACCATTAGGTAGTGTCGTAACATCACTACCATCCCAATTACGTCCCATATTTGTGTCTCTATACATTTTATTTGCTAGAGGGAGCACAATATCTTCAAGAGCTGTTACTGTGTCTAAAGCAATGTATTTATATACATAATTTCCATTTGCTTTATTTGCATCTTTGATGGTGTTAATTAATTCTTTTAAAATTACAATAGGCAATTTGTCTTGTGCTCTCGCTTCTTTGATTACATCAATCTTAAGAGCATCTACAAATTCACTACCTTCTTCTAAATCAATCAACAAACAGTCATCTAGTGCTGATACTATAGTAGTTTTTCCAGTTTTAGGCTGACTAAACAGTACTATAGTTTTTGGGTTAACCCTTGTGGACTTTGTTTTTTCTTTAGGTAAATTCATTCTTCATTTTCTTCCGTCCTATACCTCCACATTATTATTATACTTTAATTTCTGCTATTGCAGAACGTTTTTCAAGTAAACTATTAGTAATTTTTTGCTTTTTAAAGTCATTATAGTCTTCTTCACTTACACTGTCCAAATCAAATTCAATTAGATATTCTAATTTATTTTCTAATTCTGTTTTCTTTTGTTCAGTTTCTTTGATATTAACTTCAATAGCTATAATGTCATTAATAAGCTCTTTCTTAGTCGTAGCTTCTTTAATAAGATATATATTATTAAATTTTAATGTATTTCCATGAAAGTTCTCTCTAATTATACCTCTTGTTAAGGTATTCCTATTGATTATCATATCAGGATTATTAAATTTTAAATATCCAGTAGCTTTATCCACAAATGCACGATAATTATTACCATCATCGTAGTCATCTTTTAAAAGAAACTTATGTTTCATTAATAAAGCTCTTATTTTATCACCAAGTGTTATTTTTTCTGTTTTTAAATACTCAGAAAATAGTATTTTTTTAGTTAAATTTAACTTTTTTATCATGGGTTTCTAATAGTGTTAATATAGTCATAAACTCCTTTTAGATGAGTTGTATCGTTAGGTTTTGGTAATTCCTTAAAGTAATTAACAGCACCATCAAAGTATAGAGGACACACTGTTCCTCCACCACCTTCACGACCTCCTAATATCTCTAAGAATCTGGCATTATCTTTAAAAAACATAATGTCATAACCTTGATACTCTTTAATCTCATGCCTAAATGGACTAAACAATCCTAAAATAACATTAGCATCACGCTGTGTTAGTTTACAATCACCTAAACCGTCCATAGTAGGTTTTAATCTATTAGCCTTCATATTCTCAACTGATTCTTGAGCTGAGGCTTGTTGTTGTACTATTACAGGAATATAACTGTATCTATTACGTAATCTAATTAAATAATCTGACGATAATTTAACTATAGATTGGTGTAGATTCATTTGTCTTCCTTCCTCTTTCTCTGTAGAAATTAAACTGACATGGTCAATCATAACCATAACATATTCTTCAGAGTCATTAGGTTCATAGTAGTCAAACACTTCATTTGTAACTATTTCGTTTGTTTTGTTGTCTTTAAACTCAACTATTCTATTATGAACAGTACCATTTTTTTTGGCGTATTCATCAACGAATTTAAATATTCCTGTTGGATTCCTTATATCATCAATAAACTCAACTATTTCCTCTATTTTATTAAAATAAGTCTCATAGCTGGCTATTAAGTCTAAAGTTTCCTCAGTTAATAATCTATCTGCTTTAGTACTTCTAAGGTCTTTAGGTGCTATCCTAATGCCCTCTTTAACATACAATATGTTAGAGAAGGCAGATAGCATTTTCTCTTCCTTAGACATCTCTAAAGTAAAATAGAAAATCTTTAATCTAATATTTAAATTTTCTTCAATTACTTGTTGAATAGTATTATATACAAATAACCAATCGGCTACTTGCGTTTTCACTTTTGTTACTTTTTAAATTTAGAATCATATAATTTATTTAAATACTTAAAAGTATACTTTTGGTTTACTGGAGCAGAATGTCCTGATGCAGTACGAGCATGAGAGAAAAATTTATAATTTCTATGCCATTTAAAAAACACAAAGTCAGATATATCTGGACATCTATAACTAGAAAATCCACTCTCTACTAATGCTTTTAATAATAGCTTCTCACTCACTCCTTTAAGTCTATAATAATTAAATAAGTCTCCAAAGGATCTTCTTCCAAATATTCTTTCGTCTTTATCAAACAATTTTTCTGTAAAGTAGCATTCTGGGCATTTATTGTTTAAATCTATTTTTAAATCTGATAAATTCATTGTTTTAATTTTTAATTCTTAATTTAAATGATATAATCATTTCTGTTATATTCTACATGTCACCATGCAGGTCGGACTATCTCTTCAACCTTTTTATATCTGTAAAAGTGATTGCTTTATCATCTTTTCCAAAAAAAGGTTGCTCCTTGTTAGTCTCTACACCGTTTTCTAATAAAAAATCATCAAATATTTCTTTCATATTTGTTTCATTAGGGTTTTCAATAGTACCAGGGTCTTCGCCATATTCGTTTTCCCATAGTAATCTACCAAATTCCCAAATTAATTTTTTATTATCAAGTGACGGCACGGGATTGTCTTTAATAGTTACAATATGATTTTCTATTTCAAATCTTTTTTGTAGCTCTTTCTGAATACTTTTTATATATCCAGGATTCTCTTCTTTATTAAATTCTATTATTATTTTCATATTTTAATTTTTAAAGGGTTTCCCCGTACAGTATTTAACGATTGTTCCAATTATTAGTAGTTACATTATTTATAAATATACTACTAATATTATTAGTAAATGTAGTATTAAGTAATGCATCTGCTACAGGATCTTTCGTTTCTACCAATTCAGAGTTTTCAAACCATTGGGTTTTTTCTAAAAAGTCTAAATTTAAAGAAGAATTGATAGCTGAAGAGACTTTACTTCTGTAGTCCCATCCTGCTGTTCCTGTCATTCCTTGATTTTTAATTTCGACTAGTTTTTCTAGTTTATTAGTACAATTAATATGATATATATTAATATTATTTCCACTATTCATGTTTGGATAAGAATGTATCTTTGTTACATTTTCTTTACCAAAGATGTTGTTATACATCATTACAGATGCTACTACTTGATTATCTGTTAAGAATACTACTTTATCAGCTTTATTAAAAGCTAAATGAAAACAATATACTTTATCAAATAATTCTTGAGGTGCAGTGTTCCAAAAATCATGACTATAACCATGATGATAAGGTAGATTAGCTCCACAACAATCAGCATGATTTATCATTTTAGGTAATGTAATATGTTTAGTTATATCAACATTTCTATTTTCAAAATCAATAATAAGATTTATTAATGTTAGATTTAACATTTTACCTTCACTTGCAACATTTGCATTCCTAATATTATTATATATCCAATTCTTAATAACTATTTTTTTAGTATTATTAGATTTGTCACATAATAATAAAGGTGCAGGCATTGCTTTTTTTTTAAAATGATATAGATCATTAAAACTAGTTGGAATCTCTTTATACACATCTACTTTAAAGCTTTTTTCTATGTAAGCTCTAGTATTTGTAAATGTTTGTAATAATTCTCCTGTATAAAGAGCATTACTTACTTCAAGACTATCAATTTCGTCATCAATATATCTTTTCCCATCTATAAATAATAGGTTAGATTTCTCAGTTATTTCACCTCCATGATTATAAGATTCAGATCTTGATTTTATATTCTTAAATAGTGTTTTTACTCCATCATGAGCTACTGAACTACTATTAAATACATTATTTTTCTGACCAGTTGCTAAATCAAAGGCTGTGTAAGTATCTTTTAATCTACTTGTTTCTATAACAAAGCTATTGCCATATCTAGTAGTTATTAAATAAAATAAATATATATTAACCACTTTATACTCGCACTCTACTTCGTTATATACATAATCATCCTCATCCTCGTCCCATTCTTCTTCTTCATCTTCCCATGTTTGGTTAAAAGACTGCATAAATAATACAGGTTTACCAAACTGGAATTGATTACTAGCGCCTGGTGCGTGGAAAAGTATTTCTTCAGAAGTATCTATAACTTGTGCTTTTCCATTAACATCTTTAAAATGTAATTTACCTTCCTCAAAATCAAGTCTTGTAGGTTTAGCATTGTCATTTGTAGAATGTTTCTTAAAAAACTCTAACTGTTTTTGAAGTGTACTAATTTCTTTTTTAGGTGTCTTAGGTTTCTTGTTTTTAATGGTTTTTTCCATAATAATTGCTTAATTATAGGGGCAAATTCTACCCACTTTACTATTCGCTGTTATTAAATAATACTTACCTTGCTCTATGCCAGGTAATTGATTTTCAAATCTGGGTAAACCCCAGGGAATACAGTTAATTTTACCATCAAGAAGTCGTTGTCTTCTATTGATTAAATTACCATGTACTCTTTTAAATAAACTCATTCTTCATTTTTCTTTTCTTGTTTATTAAAATTCAGTTCGTATACTTTGCACAAATGTGCATTTAGTTTCTTAGAGTCAAGTCTTCCTCTTTTATTAAAGAAGTCTTTTTTCTCTATCTTTGCTCGGCCTAAAGCAGGTATCACCACATAGTATTGTGTATGATATACCTGCTTAAGAAAATCATCTAATGTCATAATTAATTTAATGTAGATGTCCAATCTTGTGTTGCAGTACTTCCTACTTCATCTATAAATGCAGATAATCTAGAAGCTTCTTCTCTATTATTCTCTTGTTTATAAATGAAATAGTCTGCTCTTTGCAGATATGTTAAATTTCTACCTTCTGTATCAAGATATAATTGAGCTGCTTGTAATATTTCATCAAATGTATACTCAGGATTAGTTTCCATCCATCTAGATAATTTATCTATGCAGGATTGCTTACCACCCATGGAACCAGCTCGTAAGCCTTGCCATTTTCCTCTGTATTCATTAACTCTTTCTACTACTTCAGCTTTAATCTTTTTACTAGATTTCTTTATTATTTTAGGCTGTTTAAACTCTTTAAAAGAATCTATACTTAAATAATTTAATAAATCAATAGAGGATTGTCTTAGATGAGGTGTTTTATTCTCGTCTAATTTAATATAATGTTTCTCTACTAATTTTATATTATTATAATCACACATATAATCATGCATAGAATTTAATAATACTTTATCATTTAACCATACTAGATATAATAAATCTGTAGTTGATAAATTTAACTTTTTTAATACTATAAAGTCTAATATAATTGATTTACTCATCCTCAAATATATGTATTGATTGGATAAAATCTTCTTCTAAAGCGTCACTAACTTCTTTTTTACCATTACATAGATTGCATTTCTTTAATCTAGAATGGATAAATATTTCACCTGTTTCTAGGCATTTAGGACAGCCTACCATATTTCTCTATCATTTTATTACGTTTTATACTCTTTCACTAGGAAAAAGTGTTCTTAAACTTACTTCATTGTCTAATGGCACATCATATGCCCGTTTTCTCAATACAGCATATACTTCTAATAATGATATACTTTCATCATTTAAGCTTGATTTTATTGCTGCATGTATCTTTTTAGGATCTTCAGTCTTTTCAAAGGAGGCTACTAAGCCTACCATAAATTCTGTTTCGTAAGCCATTAGTTTAATTCTTTCATTTTTATGTGGGTGTTTAGGATTAATGTTGCCAATAATCTGTTATTACTGCATCTGCTTTTAATGGTATAGTTTTACACCACTTATCTGCAGATTCTTTCATGCATCGTTCAAGATTGTCAGCAGCTAGTTGAGCATAACTCTCTGTAGTTTCTACGTTAATTTCATCATGTACTAGGTTTGTAATGAATACAACTTCTTGTAAATCATTATCTAATATCCATTTACGAAATAATATAGGAGCTAATTTAGTTATGCCCCCTGCTTCACCCTGAATTGGGTAATTTAAAGCATTTCTTCTAATCTTATTCTTTTCCTTCTCACTGTTGGGTGATTTAAACCAATTCTTACGGCCTGTTATGGGATCTATTAAAATATATCCACTCAATAACGCCTGATTCTGGACTTGATTAAAGTACTTTTTAAGATTAGGGAACGCTTTAAAGTATGCTTCATACACTTCTTCTCCCTGTTTTTCAGGAATGCCTAGATTTTTAGATATAGTATAACCATTTCCACCATAGTTAATTGCAAACCCAGCGGCTTTAGCAATCTGTCTTTTTTCTGGATGGTATTTCTTTATATCTTTTAAACTAACATTCAAGAGTTCAGGAAATATCTTAGAAGCGATATATGAATGCATATCACCAAGATTTTGTTGATAAAAGTATTGTAAATCCTTATCATTAGATTTGTTAGCAAGTATTATTTGCTCCTGACCTGAATAATCAGCATTAACAATCTTACATCCACTAGGTGCAGTAAAGGCACTCCTAAAAGAATTATCTGATGGGATATTCTGTAAATTAGGGCCTGAAGAAGAAATTCTTCCTGTGTTTAGTATCTGTCTATAATTGCTATGTAATCTATTGGTAATAGGATTTATGTATTTGAAAAACTTTATTCCAAACGTTGTCACACTTTGTTCGGATTCTTTAAAATTAAGATATGTTAATACCATATTCCTTAAGTCTTCAGGTATTTCCTTATTGAAGGTATTTAAGGATGCACGCAGCACTTGGGCATTAACAGTATAAGAAAGTTTTTTAGTTTCTTTAGAGACTTCCTGTGGGCATATTTTAAGCCATGCAAAGAATTGTACTACTTGTTTAGAGCTAGTCCACTGTATATTAGGCTTTATCTCATCAGAGAATAAATCTAATTGTTTGTTTATAAACATGCTAGTTGGATACTTAGCTAATACAAAATCGTTTAATTCTTGCTCAAGTGTGTTAAACTTGATTAAGTTCTTTTTATATGTTTCCTCCCACACAGTTGTGTCAAAATATATTCCTTTATACTCGATATCTCCGATAACTAAAAGGAATAACATTTCCAAAGAAACTGTATTTTCTACGTCTTTCTTATGTGCCTGTACTAATTGTTCCTCTCTAATGAGAAGAGGGTACACAATGTCATCTACACCATACATTATTTGTATAGTTGTAAACGGCTTATCTTTAATTGTAAGAAACTCAAGCCTCGTTTCTTTATTGACAAGTTTTTTAAAATATCTATACAAAAGATCTTCTAAACTAAACCCATCAAAGTGTTTCCTTTTATCGTTAACCAGTTCATTGGCTCTTGGAAACTTTAAACCTGAATATAATATCTGCTCAACCACCATAGAATCGTAAACATTACGTAAACGTATGCCATAGCCTAACAGGTGCTTATATTCAAATTTTATATTATGTCCTACTTTCACTATATCAGAATGTTCTAATATAGATTTCAAAGGGGAGATGTCAACATATCTTACATCAATAATATACTGATGTTCTGATGTACCTATTTGTAACATCACAATGTTGGTCAAATGTGGATCTAACCCTTCTAACTTATAGATACCGTTGTACTTATAAGTGGTTTCTATATCTAAACCTACTACTGTCTGCTTAGATAAATAATTAACACAATCTTCTATAGAAGACTGCTGTATGTCTGTACTATCAGGAGAATGTTCTCCTATAAAATAAATCATTCTATTATATTAAACTGTTAACATTTCCTTGCTAACACATAATCTAATATAATAAAAAACTCTTTGCCCAATTCAGCTATGGGATACTCCTAAGCTTTGACTTGTATTAGGATATTTTGTACGTCTGGTACATCTACAATAAACACAACTGCTGATACAGTTTATAAATCGTTTTACCTGTGCTTAGGTCAACTCCAGCACGCTTTTAAAGACTCGATAGGAATATTTTCAATTTATTGTTTATCTTCAATCAAAGA